CCTGCTGACCGACGTTCCGAACGGCATGAAGCACTTCACTCGCGTTGCCATGGAGACGAGCATGGACGGTGACTTTGACACCGGAAACGTTCGCTACAAGGCCCGTGAGCGTTACAGCTTCGGCGTGTCGGACCCGCTTGGAATCTGGGGTTCGCCCGGAGCGTAAGCGGTAGTTTTATAAAATAGGGTAGGGGTGGCATTGCTGTCGCTCCTACCCTATTTTATTGTTATAGACATCCGGGTAATAGAAACCCTATAGACTGTCCCGGCAGACTTTTACGAAGACTATAGGGTTAATCCTTTCGTAAAGAGGTAATAATGGCTACTACGACTTTTTCGGGTCCGGTTCAGGCTGGTACGGTTAAGGACGGCGCGAGTGCCAACGTTGGCGGTGCTGTTCTGACCCAGACCGTGACCTTTGATTTTAGTGATACTGGTGCTTTTGCTACCACCATCATTCTTCCGGCCAATGCGCAGATCATCGACCAGCTTGTGGATGTTACCACTGCGTGGAACTCCGTAACTTCTGATGCACTTGAGATTGGAACTTCTGCCGATCCCGATGCGTTTGGCGACGTTGCTAACCTTCAGGCCTCCGGTCGCGCGGTTGTTGATCCCGATGCGACCCAGTGCGCGGCCATCGACGACATTGGTACGTCCGATGTTACCGTCTACTTGAAGATCAATTCGGCTGGTGGAAGCCTGAGTGCGGGTGCTGCGCGTCTGACGATCACGTACCGTCAGAACTAATAAAAGGTAGGTGGGTTACTCGTTTGGGTAGCCCACCTGCCATCACCCCACAATACAGGTAACACACCATGGCTGATGCAGTAACTACACAAACAATTCAGGATGGTGACCGTCTTGCCATTCTGAAGTTTACTAATATCTCGGATGGCACCGGGGAATCTGGCGTAACCAAGGTAGACGTTTCTACGCTTCAGCCAGAATCGGGCACTGGGAAAGCATGCACCGAAGTCAAGATCCAGCAGATTTTTTACTCTATGGCTGGCATGGGTGTAGATATTCTTTGGGAAGCAACGGCTGATGTTCTTGCTTTTACGGTAACCGATTCCAGTGATGGCCGATTTGACTTTAACGAGATCGGTGCGCTGACCAATACCGCCGGAGCAGGTAAGACTGGTGATGTGGCATTTACTACCGTTGGTGCTGCCGCCGGTGATCGCTACACAATTATCCTCGTTCTGGAAAAGAAGTATAGTTAATACACAATACACTTCTTTTATTGTACATGGCAAAGCAAGACGAAATATCTAGCGATATGATCAAGCTTTCTATTAAAGAAAGCATGAAAAATATGCAGACGTTTTCAAAAATGCGGTCTAGGGGAATTATCCAGACTGGAAGCAAGAAGCCGTGTGGTGTTCAGGAAGGGCAAAAGCTGTCAGAAAAAAAGTTTAGGAATTATTAATGGCTACTTCTGGAACGACCTCATTCAATCTCGATATTTCGGAAATTATTGAGGAAGCATTCGAGAGATGCGGCCTTCAGCTTCGTACTGGATACGACATGAAGACTGCAACCCGGTCGCTCAATTTACTGACGATTGAGTGGGCAAATCGCGGCTTAAACTTTTGGACCGTCGAGCAGGTAAGTACGACACTTACCTCTGGGGTTAGCTCTCTTACTTTGCCCAGTGATACCGTAGACATCATTGAGCACTGGATACGCACCGGAACCGGAACAGATCAGAACGACTTGCCGTTATCCCGGTTTAGTGTGTCGCAGTATTCCAACATACCGAACAAAAATATTACTGGTAGGCCGGTTAATATTTATGTTGACAAGCAGCGGGATGCGCCTGTCGCATACCTGTGGCCGGTGCCGGATGAGAACTATACGTTCGTCTACCAGAAGATCAGGCGGATTCAGGATGCTGGAGATACAGCCAACCTAACCACTGACGCCCCATTCAGGTTCCTGCCATGTCTTGTGGCTGGACTTGCTTATTACATCTCAATGAAGTATCCGCAAGCAATGGATAGGGCTGGTATGCTTAAGGCGGAGTATGAATTCCAGTGGGATCTTGCACAGTCTGAAGACAGAGACAGGTCTTCCGTAAGGTTTGTGCCCGGAGGGTACGGATCTATTTATGGCTAAGTACGCAAACGGAAAGCATGCATTTGGTTTTTGCGATAGAACTGGATTTCGCTACAAGCTTTCTGACCTGATTCCAGAGTTTCGTGCTGGTATTCCGACCGGGCTTAGAGTCGGAAAAGATGTATGGGATAGCGACCAGCCCCAGAATTTTCTTGGTCGCCTCGGAGATTATTCTGATCCACAGCAAATTAGAAATCCACGACCAGATATTTCTCTTGCAGAAAGCAGAGAGTTATTTGCGTTTAATCCAGTCGGTAATGGTAACAGCGGTGACGCTGGCAACATCGTTGCAAATACTAGCGTTGGCACCGTAGGGGTAACAATAGAATGAATTACGCAGCCCTAAATCAAGCAATTCAAGATTATTGCGAAAATACAGAAACGTCGTTTGTAAATAACATTCCTACGTTTGTTAAGCAGGCAGAATATCGCATTTACAGAAATGTAAATTTGCCAGCTAATTATACGGTTGCCACGGTTACCACTACTAGCTCCAATAAATTTCTTTCTGCTCCGGCAGATTTTCTTATCCAGTCTGAACTTAAGATCACCTCTGGGTCAGATCAGATCCCGTTGATCATTAAGGACCAGTCTTTTATTAGGCAGGCGTACCCAGACGAATCATCCACCGGGCTCCCCAAGTACTACGGATTGTTTGATAACGATTCATTTATTTTGGGACCGACGCCCAATGCTGTGTATAGTGTAGAAGTATACTACTACAAAATCCCAACAAGTATTGTTACTGCTGGAACTACGTGGCTTGGGGATTATGCTGACGAGGTGCTTTTGTATGGCAGTCTCGTAGAAGCATACACTTACATGAAGGGTGATCAGGACATGCTGGCTCTTTACCAGCAGAGATACAACGAAGCCCTTGTTGCTCTCAAGTTACAGGCGGAGGGCCGCATGACAATTGATGAGTACAGGGATGGTGTTATCAGGACCCCAAGAACACCTAGGGCGTAGGCAATACAATGGCTATTACCCAAACACTTTGCGTTTCATTTAAAGAGGAATTACTTGAGGCAAAGCACAATTTTTCTGCCGCTGGCGGAAGTACGTTCAAGATTGCTTTGTATTCTAGCTCTGCAAACCTAGACGCAACCACAACAGCATATACCGCCACTGGAGAGGTTGTCGGAACCGGATACACCGCAGGTGGAGCCACCCTTACAAACATTAGCCCATCGTCCTCCGGCACCGTCGCCTATGCCGATTTCGCAGATGTATCTTGGGCTGCGGCAAGCTTTACGGCGCGCGGAGCACTTATCTATAACTCAAGTGCCGAAAACAGAGCGGTAATGGTTTTGGATTTTGGACTGGATAGAACTGTAACCGCTGGAACTTTTTCGGTGACCTTTCCGACTGCTGATAGCAACAACGCAATTATTAGGATTTCCTGACGACAATGGCTACATACGTAAATAATCTTCGGCTTACTGAAATTGGTGATGGTGAGCAAAGCGGCACTTGGGGTGTCACCACCAATACCAATCTTGAGCTAATTGGTCAGGCGCTTGGGTACGGAGCGGCTACGTGTTTCCCTACCGACGGTAATGATTCATGTGAAGTATCTGATGGAGTGTCGGATACTAAGCGCTGCTTTTATCTCAAGGTGTCATCTACGGCTACGCTTACTGCAACAAGGGAATTAATTCTTGTAGGCAGTGGTGCCTCCGGTAACACGATGTCTCGTGTTCAGATTATTGAGAATGCTACCACTGGTGGTCAGTCAATTAAGGTAGTTCAGGTTGCCTCCGGGACTGGAGTAACCATTCCTAGTGGCGAAGCCAAGATGGTGTACCTGAATGGCGCTGGTGGTTCGGCAGCGGTCTATGATGCTCTAGCGCTTATTCAGTCTAACGTCACCAAGACCGGGACCGGCACCTATGTCAGCCTAGCTGATGATGTAATTACTGTAGACTTGGTGGATATTAGCGATAACACCAATGACATCACTGGTCGCCTGAATGTAGCAAACCAGCCCCTGCATATTTACGCAGGCGTACAGTCCCTTGGAACCACTAACGGAAATACCATTTCCTTAGACTGGGCCAACGGCAATGTTGCTACTGTTCAGAATAATGGGAATACCAGCACGACATGGTCCACTCCATCCAACCCAGTTACTGGTGGAAACTATGTAATTATGATGGAAGCCATTTCTGGTGCGGTAACCTCGTTTACGTGGCCGAGTGAGTTTAAGTGGCGCAACAATGCCCCGCCTACCCTGACAACCACTACAAACTATTCAGACGTTATTACGTTGATTTACGATGGGTCCCAGTATCTTGCATCGTACACCATTGGACACCCGACTACGTAAATGACTTTTGTTAGTGCGTATCACGGAGCTACCTCTTCTGGTCCATTTGTAGGGTACATAAGGCCGGACAGTGACGTTCAGTCCAGTGACTGGGCTCCGGCTCCGCTATGGCAAGAAATAGATGACAACAGCGATTTGACATTTGTCTATAGCTCGTCGTCTACAGAGGTTTGGCCATCGTACAATACTTACGACTTTGAGTGTGGCCTTAGCAGCCCAACTACCTACCCAGATGTTGGTGCAACCCAAGGAATGATCCTTCGGGTAAGGCTGTCGGTAGATGAGGGGAATTTACCGGGCACCCTAGGGGGATGTGATTTTACCTACTCCCTGAAGCAGGGCACTAGCACAATTATTTCAAACACTTATTCTGCTAGTACCTTAGCTACCCCAGTTACCTCGCAGTACACACTTAGCGTTTCTGAAGTAAATTCAATTACCAATCACAATGACTTGCGTGTTTTTGTAACCGTTAATATTGGCCATGCTAGCGGAGACCCAGATCTTCAGGCTCAGTGCCATTGGGCGGAAGTACAGTACTATGCAAGGTAACGTAAATAAGATGTAATACAAAAATGAGCCTTGAGGAATTCTTAAAAATTCTTCCAGCATTACTTGCTGGTGCTGCTTCTTGGGGTGGTGTTAGGCAGGCGCTAAACGGCACTAAAGAAAAGCTAGATACGCTTGGCAAAGTTTTGGATCGAGTATCCGAAAGAGTGGATGTTCATGCCGAGAAAATTGCCAAGCTTGAAGTAGAGAAGAATCACCTCAAGGATGCTATTCGTAGCGTAGAAAAGCGTTCAGAAAACAGGTAAGACTATGGCTATTGATTACCGTGGCGAAAAGTTTGCTGGTTACAACAAGCCAAAGCGAACGCCCAAGCATCCCAAAAGTCACATGCCGTTCTTGCAAAAGAGGGCAGCAGTGTTAAGCTGATTCGATTTGGACAGCAGGGTGTAAGTGGTAGCCCAAAAAAGGAAGGAGAGTCTTCATCTTACCGAAAGCGCCGTGAGTCTTTTAAGGCGCGACATGCAAAGAATATTTCCAAAGGCAAAATGTCTGCCGCATATTGGGCAGACAAGGTGAAATGGTAAAATGGCTGAAGTTTCTTCTATTTCCAGAGTAGGAAAGACCGAACCTTTTTTCCTGCAAGTAGCACGAGGACAAATTTCTTACCACAAAAGCATATTTAAATTTGGCTTCAACCCTGATATTGATGACCAGTTGGAAACCGTATGGGCACAAGGTGGCATATATAGTTATCTGACTAATCCTAGTACTTTATATATTTCTAGCTCATCTGCGGCAGACGACGTTGCTGGAACAGGAGCTAGGACAGTTACCGTAAGCGGCTTGGATGCTAACTATGACGAGGTTTCTGTCACTGTAGATATGGATGGCCAAAACGGAGTCCAGCTTGGAGACGCCTCAAACTGGACAAGAGTCTTTCGTGTCATTGTTGATACAGCAGGTAGCGGTGCGCAGAACGCGGGCGTTTTGTATGTAGGAACCGAGGCCGCACCTGTTGGCGGTGTACCTACCAACAAATATGCTACTGTTGCGATAAGTGACAATCAAACAGCGATGGCCTTGTGGACTGTTCCGCGTGGTTACACTGCTTTTGTGTTGCAAACAGACGTTACGGTGGCAACGACACAGAACAATAAATATGCAACTGTTTCGCTTGTTGCCCGACCGTTCGGAGGAGTCTTTAATATTAAAGACAGATTTGTAAAAAGTCAGTCTTCGGTTCACCAAGGATACTCGGTGCCGGTAAGGTTTTTAGAAAAAACAGATCTTGAGTTCAGGGCTGTTGGTGACAGTGCTGGTGCAGACATATCAATTTCTGCGGGAATGGATATTCTATACATCCAAAACAATCCCCTCGTATAACAATGCAGTTTATTAAGATCGAACCACGACCCGGAGTATATACTGACGGGACCGACTACACTGCCGAGGGGACTTGGTATGATGTAGACAAGGTCCGGTTTCGTAAGGGTTTTGCGGAAAAACTTCGTGGTTGGACTAAGTTTATTAACGATAGTTTTATTGGCAGTTGCAGAAAGATTCACAACTGGGCGGTCAACTCAGGCAGTACGTATCTTGCGGTAGGCACACACTTAAAGCTGTACCAAACGGATTCTACGGGGACCACTGGGTCTTACGTAGACATAACTCCCATTCGTGCAAACACTA